AAGGAAGCTGCAGCAGCCGTAGCAGAAGCAGCAGCACTAGATACACTTCCCATAACTGTAGTTATGTACGCTTTAACAGATTGTTGAGAAGGCATTTTAGTAGCACTATCTGAAGAAAAATTATCCTCGTCTACAATAAGATAAGTTCTAAGGTCAGAAACAGCAGCCTGTACCATTGTGCCATCATCATTGAGAACAACTCTATCTGCATCAACGATTGTTGTTGAGGTAGCATTATTACCACCATCAACTATATTTAATTCTGCCGTAGTAGATGTTACACCATCCATAAGGTTTAATTCAGTTGCAGTAGCTGTAACACCGTCCATAATGTTTAGTTCTGCAGTAGTTGCAGTCACGCCATCCATAATATTAAGCTCTGCTGTTGTAGCAGTAACTCCGTCCATTATGTTTAACTCTGCTGTAGTGGCTGTAACACCATCTAATATATTTAATTCAGCAGGAGTAGACGTAATAGCTGTGTCACTATCTGCAGCTAATACAGGTATTGTACCTGATTGATTAGGTAATTTAATAGTTCTATCTGCAGTTGGGTCTGTAATAGTTAGTGTAGTCTCATGGTCATCTGCACTAGCACCCTCAAAGACTATAGCATTCTGTGCATTCATAGTCACTGTATCTACAACTGTTTGAGTACCACCAACAGTTAAGTTACCTGTAATTGTAAAATTTCTAATTCCTGTGTAGTCTTTGTTACTATCTAATACCACAGCCTTAGAAGCTATTGCTGTGCCTACTGCAGTACTACCTAAATCTAAGGCATTAAGTTCACCTACAACTGCTGTTACTCCATCTAGTGTATTAAGTTCTGATGCAGTTGCAGTTACACCGTCAAGTATATTTAACTCTGCTGCTGTAGCAGTAACGAGTGTACCACCTAATTTTAATCCATTAGATGTATCATGGGAAGCAATGTCAAAGTCATATGCACCATCAGCAAAAGTTGTATTACCAGTAATTGTAATTGTAGAACCATCAGCCGTAATACTATCTAAAGCTATGTTTCCTACATTAGTTATATCTGCATCACCAAATGATGTAGCTGCTAATGTTGAAGCTCCTGCTACAGTAAGTGTACCTGCTAGTGAAGCATTAGCACCACTAAAAGTTACAGCCGTAGTTGTACCTGATTTAATTATTAAGTTACCAGATGTATTGGTTAATGTAGCAAAAGTAGTTCCATCATCTTTTAGTGTAACATCACCACCATCTGCGTCTAGCACTATGTCACCTGCTGCATCTAATGTAAGAGCACCAGAAGATAAAGTTATAGTAGTTCCATCAATATTAATATTGTCTATGTCAATACCTGCATCAGCAGTTATTTTACCTGTAGGTATAAATGTACCACCTACAGTGGTGTTACCTGTTACAGATAATGTGCCACCTACAGCAGCATTATTAGTAGCAGTAAGTGTGCCTGTAGATGTAATTGCACCACCTGCTGCTATTGTGTCTGTAATAGTTAAAGCATCTATAAACCCTGTTCCATAACGTAAACTAGTTGTACCTAAATTTATATCTCCATCTGTTACAGGAGTTATAGCTCCATCTGACATAGTAAATTGTGAAGTACCACCTGCCGTAAAAGCTAGTGTATCATCTGCACTAAAAAATAATCCTACATTTGTATCACCAGTATTAGTTATAGAAGGTGCAGAAGCTGAACCATCTGCAAGAGAAAGAACACCTGAAAAACTAACAGCACCTAATGATGTTGTTCCACCTATTGTAAGATTACCTGTAGTTGTAATAGAATCTATGTAAGCATTCTTCCAATATAAACTAGATGTTCCTAAATCTACATCACTATCTGCTGTAGGTTTTAGTACACCATCAACTAGTAATATTTGTTCTGTACCTGCAATGTCAAATCGTATTGTATCTTCATCAGCAGATTCTTCTAACTGTATTTTAGTGTCATTATCTGCATCAGACATTAATGTAATGTATGCACCCTCAGTACTACCATCATGTTTATGTCCACCACTCTGAGCAAATGCTGTTTGTATTGCGTTAAGTTCAGCATTCAATGGAGCAGATTTGACTGTTTCACCTGATTGAATATCTGAGGTATTAGTTCTTGAATAACCTGCCATTACCTTACATCTCCTAATCCATAAGTAATTGTGAAGCCTTGAATACTGTGGCTTGAATTTGTATCATCTGTAACATATGTTAATGATATTGCTTTACCTGACCCTGAAAAAGTTGAACCTTCTACTGGTGCAGGATTACCATCATAAATATCTGTGCTATCATATGTAGCTATATTTGTACCTGTATTATAATAAGCTGCAGGGTTATTACTAACAATAGTTGTATTATCAGGCATTAGTATATCTGTGTTATCATAATCATAACTTACACCAACTGAAATATTAAAGTCTCCCTCTGCAGTCATATAAGTAGATGCATCATAGTATAACTTTCTTTGTTGTGGATTATCCATATAGATATAAGGAGTTTTGTAAATACTTAAAATGTTTGCTGAATCAAAATTATTACCAGACTCTTGTTGGTATACCTTACCGTTTGCTGCTCCATGTAAAACTATTTCAGTTTGCCCTATATAACCACTATCAGCACAAGTTCCCTCTATTCCAAATAGTGTACCAAACTCAAATGAATAGTTACCCTGATATTCTCTTAATGCTCCTATAATTCCTGTTGAACCTGATGCAGAAAAAAAATATCTAAATTGTGACTTAGACCTAACAATAACAGATGATAACCCACTAAGTGTTTCATTAACTATTGTATTACTTATTTGAGACTGTATATTTTTAGATACAGTTTCTAAGTTAACATCACCAATTTTATTTGTACCACCAATGGGTCTAATTCCATCAGGCGAAAGAAATAATAAATCACCACCGAATTCTACCACACTATTAGTTGCAAGGCAACCTAAATTTGATGTAACAGTTTCTAATGTAAAATTAGCTGAGTTTTCTCCTACAAGTCTTTTAATATTATTAGAGCCAAATATGTAAAGTACGTTACGAAACTTTTTAATAGCTACAATCTCAAACCCTACATTTATAACTCCTGCTCCATTTGCAGGGTCAAAATCTGTTTCTGCTGTAGGAGCACTAAAATGTAAATTACTTACTTCTGTAGGGTCTCCTGCTAAAAATAAATGGTTTTGAAACTCTGCTGACATAGTAGGGTCTGTAGGTGCATTAGAATCTGTTATCTGTACATAGTTAGTTCCATCATACGTAGCTGCAGGATTAATACCATCTGTTAAAACTATCTTAGGTGTACCAAAATTTATTTTTTCAAATCTTACTTTACTTACACCATTCATAGTAGGTGAACCACCACATGTTACAGCTACATATACAGAATTAGTAGCATCCCATCTATGTAAATAATTACTACCTGATGTAGGTTTACGTGCTGCAAATACTCCATCATTAATTCCATTGGCTACACATACACCTAGTACTGAGCCTGTACCTGCATTACCACTTATACCTACTGTACCATAATTATTAGCAAATCCACTTATGCGTCTGTACCCACCTTCTAAGTTAGGTTCATAGTTTACTAATTGTCTTGAAGCACCTGGAGTTTCTTGTCCAAGAGATAATACATCACTGCCTGTATTTAGTCCACCCCTGCAGACAGCTTTAAAGGTGGATACTTGATCTACCATTTATGTACTCAAACTTAACATATGTGATGCATACTTAGGCCTAGTAATAACTGTAGACCTTACAGATAATGGGTCATCTAGTAATAGTCTACGCATAGATTTAACACCTTCTTTAAATTTTTGTTGGTGTATTTGAGCACTTTGTTCATTAGATCTAAATCGCATCATATAAACCATAGCTCCATCTATAACTATATATTTAAATCTGTCAGGTATAATCATTGTACTACTAAACGCAGATAACTCGTCAGGAGTTTTATAATAAACATACTCTATTACATATGCTGCATCTGGTAGTGGAGTAACACCAAACTTTTCTTCTGAAGTTTGATAAATTACGCTTGGTACTGTACGTCCACCTGTACCTGCATTTTCTTCTACTGATTTATAAAATCTTACATATTGTTCAAAAGGTATTGTAGATAATGCTTTAGCTGAGTTACCTGCAGAAGATAAAGCTCTTAAATAAAATGTATCCCAATCTACACTTGCTAAGTCTGTAGGAAAATCATATGTTCCTGTACCTGCAGTTAGTGTTTGTGTAGTTGTAGTTTTAAGAAATGGAAACTCATGCCCATCCTGTAATATTTCTCTTATAGAATTATTAATAGCATCTTTAGCTATTGCTTGTACATTTTTGGCTGTATCAAAACCATCACCTGAAACAGCAAGTGTAACTTCATTTAGTCTACGTAGTAAATCATTGCATAAAGTTATATATGTAGTAGCCATTTACTTTCCTCTATTGTGATAAGAGGGCAAGGGTCCCTGCCCTCTTATAAGTTTAGTTTAAGCTAGTAAGGCTCTATCAGCTTCTGTAGCGT